AAATCAAACTATTACAACCAAGCAATAACCACACTTCAAGAACTACATAAAGCCTACCCAGAATATAATATGGGTAGACACATAGCAACAGCATTAGATGGATATGGAGATACGTGGGGATTGACAGATAAAGAGATAGCTTATGCCTTATATAAGTATAAGAGTCAATTAGAAATGGATATTCCCCATACAGATGATCAAGAATTAGATCAGATTATAAGGGAAGGAATGGATCTTGATAATATGTTCAAGGAAGAAGACGAAGAATATTAAAAACTACATATATGTTACGCAAGGCAGAAACTTTCCCAATCTATAAGTATGATAGAGAACAGATTGCTACACTAAGAAAGGCACATGTTGAAAACATGCAGGAAAATCTTGTACCAGGAAAACCTCCTATAGAAATAGCAAAAGGACTTGGTGGTGTACAAACAAGTTACATCACTGTATGGAAAACTAAAGATGTGGAATGGGAGGATGTTTTAACATTTTTAAAGGTGAAACTTTTTAAACTATTCAATATAAAATCTAGCTTAGACAAACTTTTTATTAAGAAGAAAAAAGAAGATTTTGATGATTGGTTTAACAAGTATTTAAATAAACAGTCATAATGGCGACAACTATTAAGAAAACTACATATATTAATACAGAGCTAGAATGGGCTGAAGAACAGCTCAAGAGCTGGAGAGCTTATGTAGATGCTAATCCTCTTCATGAGCTTAAGGATAGAATTGAATGGAAACCTACAGCTAAAGGAGGAATGTTACCTATGGTGATAGCCTCAATTGAAGCTCAGGGTAAGTTTGTTCAAGAAACTATGAAGAACTACCTTGCCTTAGTGGAAGTGGTAGATAAGCTTAGGAAGATGGAAGAAGCTAAGGTGGAGGTGAGAGGTAAAGGAGAACTTAGCACTATGGCTGAAGAGTTCCTTAAAAGTAGAGGATAATGAGTGACATAAAATCTATAGATTATAAAGACTGGTTTATTAATCAGCCTAGAATTCCTGATAAGGAAAGTGAAGAGCATAAAGCTTTCTTTAATTTTCATAAGAATCTTTGCTTAAATGGAGCTATGGTGGGTGGGGTTTATATTAACCCCTTTCTCTATTGGCATCTAAACTTCTGGAACACAGAGGTGGATATTATAGATGAACGAGGAAGAATCTCCCAGAAATATTCCAATCCTCTCCTAAGGGATAACGAATGGATTATAACTAACGAGATAGATAGAGCTCAGAATGAAAAGAAGGGACTAGTCATTCTAGGAATTAGACGTTTGGCTAAGTCTGTTATTGAATCAAGTTACATAGCATGGGGTGCCACATTTGATGAAAACTCTCAAAATATTATTGCTGGCCTTAACGCTCCAGATATTAAGCTTATCACTGATAAGATTGACAAGGGGCTCAACTTTCTCCCAGAAGCGTGGAGGTGGCAAAGGATAGAGGACAACTGGAAGAACCAAGTCAGTCTTGGTATTAAAACTAAGTCAGGAGAGAGAATACCATTTTCTCAGATCCTTATTCGTAACCTTGATGAAGGTAATAATGAGGAGGCTATTGCAGGTACAAAACCACGTAAACTAATTATAGATGAGATTGGTAAAGGATCTTTTCTTCGAAGTTTCCAGGCAGCTGTGCCTGGTTTCACCACACCATTTGGATGGGGTTGTTCTCCTATCCTTACAGGTACAGGTGGTGATATGAAGAGATTTATGGATGCAAAGAGCTTAATGTTCGATGTAGACAACTTTAATTTCCTTACATATAACAACGAAAAAGATGCTACAAGAGTTCATGGGCTATTCATTTCTAACAAGTATAGAATGGAAGCAAAAGAGCAATCAACTCTGGGACAGTTTCTTGGGGTTCCTTCTACTAGTGATCTACATGGCATTAGTATGTTGGTTAGCAACGAAGAAAAGGCGAATCAAATAACCATCTCTAACCTAGAGCGTTTAAAGAAAGCAGGTGATAGAATAGCCTATCTAAAAGAAAAGATGTACTATCCTCTAGAAGTGGATGATATATTCTTAAATGAGGATACAAATATATTTGATATTGAGGCTGCTAAACGTCAGAAAACCAGACTGTTAAATCAAGAACGCACAGGTACACCTATTGTTTTATTCTCTGATGGAGAGAAGATTGGACATAATTTCACAGATAAGATGCCCATCACAAACTTCCCTCTAAAGAATAGTGATGCAAAAGATGCTCCTGTTGTCATATATGAATTCCCTGTAGAAAATCCTCCTTATGGATTATATGTAGCTGGAGTGGATCCCTACAGACAGGGACAATCTGCATATAGCTCTTCGCTAGGTGCTGTCTATGTATATAAAAGAATGCATGACATCACAGGAGAGAAATATCAAGATATGTTCGTAGCTTCGTATGTAGCTAGACCTGATAAGAAAGAGACTTGGGAAGAACAAGCTCGCTTGCTTATCAAGTTTTTCAATGCTAGAACACTTTGTGAGAATGATGATATATCCTTCATAGAATATATGAAGGCTAAAGGAGATGGTCACTATCTAGAGAAACAACCACAATGGTTGATGGAGATTGTACCTAACACCACTGTAAAGAGGGAATATGGTATACATCGTTCATCTCAGAAGATTATTGACTACCTTCACAACTGTTTGAAGAAGTATCTAGAAGAAGTGATTCATGTGGAGAAGGATGAGAATGGAAATCTAATCAGAGAAGTTACAGGTGTGGGTAAGATATTTGACCCTGTACTACTTGAGGAAGTTATACAATATAACGATCAAGGTAACTTTGATAGGATTGTGGCAGCAGAGCTAGCAATAGCTCAAGCCCTAAAGATGGATCCTATAATGGGAAGGGTTGGTGGTTCAGGAGATGAGAGAGTGTTATCACTATTCTCAAAGAACAGACCAAAAGCTAGATTATTTGAAAACTCCACAGGAGGATTATTTGGAACAAAAAAACGTAAACTTTTTACATAATGGCAATTATTAGGTACACAAAAGACGCAACAATAAGATATGCCTATCTTAATATATTCCCTGATCAGTTTAAAACTGAGAAGGAAAAGATGGACGAAAGCTGGATTAAGAACACAATGGACTATTTTGCAAACAAAGCCTATGCTGAGTATGTAAAGAATAGGGATACATTTGTTAAGAACTATGATTTGATAAAGGGAATCCTTCGCATGGAAGATTTCTACCAAGAGCCACAAGTGAAGAGTTTCACAGAAATGCTTACAGCAGATCTTCAACTACCAGCCTACGTTAAACATTATTCTATTATAACCACGCCAGTTAATGAATTAGTTGGTGAAATATCTAAGCGTCCTGATGCATTTAGAGTGAAAGCTTTTGATGATGACTCACAGTCTGAAGAGCTTGAATATAAGACACAGATTCTTCAAGACTATGTCATGGCTCAAGCAAAGGAAAAGATAATGCAAAAAGTGCAAATGTCAGGAGAAGAGATTGATGAAGAACAAGTTCAACAAATGACTCTTGATGAAGTGAAAGATGATCTTGATTCCTACACATCTGTAGCTGAGAAATGGGCTAACCATGTTCTTACATGTCAGAAAGCTGAGTTTAATTTAAAAGAAAAGAGTGAAGATGCCTTCAGAGATATGCTTATTTCAGCTAGGGAGTTCTACCATATATATGAGGACAACTCAAAGGTGGGATATAACATTGAAGTGGCCAATCCTAAGAATACATATTTCTTAACCACCCCTGATAGAAAGTATATTTCAGATCCTACAGGCAGAGCTCAAGGAGCATATGCTGCTGGTACTGTACAAGTTATGGAGCTATCTGAAATCATTGAAGCAATCCCAGATTTAACTAAAGAAGAAATAGACCACCTCAGAAGTTCTCTCCAAGACTATGGACTAATTAATGTTCGTGAATCAAATTTGGGAAATCCAAATGCTACGCCAGGTATTGACTCAGTTCAATATGACACGTATGATCCACTGGTTCTTCAGACTCGTATGATTATCGAAAGTGAAATGAAGGAGAATAATGATGGTCTTAAAGACTTCTTAGGTCTAACATCTAACGTTTCCTCATTTGGATATAAGTACGTTGTTGTTAGAACTTATTGGATCAGTAAGAGAAAGATTGGTAAACTTATATATCTAGATGAACTAGGTAATGAGCAATCTGTTCTTGTAGATGAGAACTACAAGTCAGGAACTATGCCTACACAACAGTCATTAGAATGGGGATGGATTAATGAATGGTATCAAGGAACAAAGATTGGTCCAGACATCTACCACATTAAACCATATAAGCTTTTAAATTATTGCCCTATTATAGGACTTGTACATGAGGTGAAGAACACAGAAGCTAAGAGCTTAGTGGATCTAATGAAGCCTTTCCAAGTGTTATACAATGTTTGTATGAACCAGCTTTATAAGCTTCTTGAGAAGGAAGTGGGTAAAGTTTATCTAACATCTATCAGACATATTCCTATTCCTAAGGATGGTGATGCCCAAGATGCTTTAGATATTTGGGAAATGGAAGCAAGGAACAGAGGTGTGATGTTTATTGACGATAGTCCTGAGAACCTCAAGAGCCCCTCAAGCTTCAATCAGTTTAGGGATATTGACCTTACACGTACGCAGGAGATACAGTCTCGTTATCAGCTTGCTATGCAGCTTAAGAACGAATGTTGGGAATTGATTGGTATGAGTAAGCAAAGAATGGGATCTGTATCAGCTAGTGAGTCTGCTACAGGAACTAATACAGCTATTCAGCAATCTTATTCTCAAACAGAACCTTTATTTGTAGCACACGAATATGTTCTTGGACAATTGTACCAAGCAATAATCGATGCTTCTCTATATGTAGAAAGTAAAAAGCCTCAATCCACTCTATCGTACATCACCTCTGAAGGAGAATCAGCTTTTGTACAAGTGAATGGAACAGACCTAAAGTTTAGAGACCTTAAGGTGTTCTTAACTAATAGACCTGAAGACAAACAAATGTTTAATGAAATCAGGGGATTGTCTCAAGCTGTTATTCAAAATGGTGGAAGTCTTCATGACGTAATAGAGCTCTATTCTACCAACTCTATTAGGCAGATGAAGAAGGTGTTCAAAACATTAAAAGAAAGGCAGGAACAGCTTCAGGATCAACAAATGCAGCAACAACAGCAGCAAATGGAACAACAGCAACAACAAGCTCAAGCTCAAATACAACTTGCTCAACAACAACAGGCTGAGAAACTTGCACACGATGATTACCAAAATGAGCTTGATAGAATTAATAAAAAAGAAATTGCTCTAATTGCAGCTGAATCAAAAGGTGTAGGTCTACCTGATGTAGATGAAACTGGTGTTCCTGATGTGTTGGAAATCAGCAAGTTAGCTAATGAGCAATCTAAAGCTGCCAAAGACTATCAAATAAAAATGGCTGATATACAGTCAAAGAATACACTAGCTGCACAGAAGCTTCAAGTGGAAAGAGAGAAAATACAAGTGGCTAGAGAAAACCAAGCAAACGATCTTGCTGTTGCTAAAGAAAACGCAAAGGGTAGGAACAAAAAAACTAAATAATGTTTGACAAACTCATTGAACTTCTATCAAACTGGTGGAATTATATCACTCCCATGGTGATAATTCCCACTTATGAGGAAGCTGTATTATTAAGATTTGGTCATTTTAAGAAGGTGTTGCACCCAGGGTTTCACGTGAAACTTCCAATATTTGATGAGGTGATATCACAACATGTGGTTATAACAACTCTTAGTTTAGCAGCTCAATCTCTATACACAAGAGACAAGCAGAATATTGTTGTCAAGGGAGTGATCAAATATAGGATATCAGATGTTAAAACATTCCTTCTAGAAGTGTTTGATGCTCAGGATGCCTTGGCTGACATGACACAGTCTATTATAAAGAACATTATTATATCCACAACTATTGATGATTGTATAGATCCAGAGATGGATAATGTTCTTACTAAGAAGGTTAGGACAGAAGCTAAGAAGTGGGGAGTGGATATTCAACAAGTGACACTGACAGATATAGCTCCAATCAGAAGCTTTAGGATAATAAATGACTCATTTTTAAACAAATTAGATTAGAGTAAAAAACATTAATGCTATATTATCATGAAAATTAGATAGTTAGGTGTTCTATCTCTTTGCTATTAAGATTAACTTATATACTTTTACATTATAAACCAAGATTTAAATAAACTACATATGGCTGATAATCAAGAACTTTCTCCATTTGGGAACTTTAGTATTGAGAATACTATGGAAATGGGAATGGGTAACTCAGAGCTACTTAATGATTTAATGGCTCCTGAAACAGCAGCATCTTCTCCTGATGATGTCACTGAAATAAAAGAAGAACCTGTTGCCCCAAAAAAATCATCAAATAAGACAGCAGCTCCTACAGCAGAAGCTACAGAAGAACAAGCTGAGAAAGAAGACACATCTAAATCTATTCAAGATTTCCTTTTAGGAAGTGATGAAGAAGAAGAGGAAGAAGAATCTACTCCAGTGGCTAAGTCTACAAAAGCTACTGAGACTGTTGATGAAGAAGAAGAAGAACTCCCTAGTCAATTTGCTGCTTTATCAAATGACCTATTTAAACTAGGTGTATTTAATAAAGAAGAAGATGATGAGGATTCTGCAATTTCAACTCCTGAAGAGTTCCTAGAGAGGTTTAACCTAGAAAAGAAAAAAGGTGCTATAGACATCGTTGAGAATTTCATAGGTCAATTTGGTGAAGACTACAAACAAGCATTTGATGCAATATTTGTTAAAGGTGTAGATCCAAAAGATTATTTCAGTGCATATAATTCAATTCAGAGTTTTTCTGACCTTGATCTTTCTCAAGAAAACAATCAAGTGGCTGTAATCAAACAAGCTTTAGCTGATCAAGGATTTGAGCCTGAAGACATTGATACAGAGGTGGAGAGACTGAAAAATTATGGAGATCTAGAATCTGTTTCTGGAAAACATCACAAGGTGTTAATTAAGAAAGAAGCAGCAAAACTTGCTAAGTTAGAAGAAACTAAACAAGTTGAACTCCAAAAACAACAAGCGTATAAACAGCAGTATCAACAAAATGTACAAGCTGTTCTACAAGATAAATTGAAAGCTAAAGAGTTTGATGGTATTCCACTCAATCCAAAATTGGCTAATGAACTACAAGATTTCCTTTTGGTTGATAAATATCAAACCTCTTCAGGCGAAAAGCTTACAGAGTTTGATAGGCAAATTTTAGAATTGAAAAGACCAGAGAACCACGAACTTAAAGTGAAGGTGGGGCTTCTAATGAAAATTCTTGAAACAGACCCAACATTATCAACCATCCAAAAAAGGGGAATCAGTAAAAAATCAGATGATCTATTTAGTGAGGTGGCTAGACAAACTTCAAAGTCTGCCATTAAATCTAAACAAGCTTCGTCTAAATCTACTTCCTGGTTTCAATAATTTTTAATAACAAAAGATAACACAAAATGGCAATTCAAACAATCCCAGGTTTAACTGGATTCACGTATGCTCGTGTTGCTTCAATGGATAAGCGTGCTGTAGGTAAGCTTACAGATGCCAATCACCTTGAAAGCTTCCACAGCACAGAGCCTGCTGATTATGACAAAAAGATCATCAGTCTCTACACTCAAAGTTCATTGTATAGCAATGATTTCTTGGACATGATTAACAAGTCAACTCCTTATTACATCGACAATAATAGCGATGCATGGAAGTGGCAAGTTCAAGTCCCTTACAAATTCCCTAAGATTATTGATGTTCCAGCAGCAACAGTTGAGCTTCTTAAGCCAGGTATTGATGGACAAGAGTTTTCTCTTATCCTTGATACTAATGAGTTTTCTAAGAATGCTATTGTTTCTGTAGGTTCTCGTCAGTATGGTCCTAGGTTTTATGTAATTAAAGATCCAGTTCCTTGGAACGCAGGATATCTTTACTCTTTTACACTCGTTAGTGACAACCCAACTGTTGACTATGTAAGTTCTCAATTCCTAGCTGTAGGTGTTGAACTTGAACTTGTTGATGCTGCAATTGGTGAGTTTGATCAAGATCTTTTAGGTCTTCCTCGTCTTGGTGAGCAAATCACAATGTTTGAATCTCTTGGTTCTGCATATGGTTATGAGCACAAGATCACTGAATGGGCTGATGACAAAATGATGGTTGATGCTTCTGGCAAACCTTTGGACATCTTGGTTTATGCTCCACAAAGACGTAACCAACTTCCTTTGACTAGGAATGATGTTAAATGGGAACCATTCATTGAGTTCTGGATGCGTAAGTCTATGCTTGAATTGAAAGTTAAGCGTATGATTTGGAGCAAGCCAGGAACTGTTAAAACAAATGGTTCTAAGCAAGAATTGAAGCGTACATCTGCTGGTGTTTACTACAGAATGCGTAACAATGGTAACTTGGTTCAATACAATCGTGGTGAATTCACTGCTAACTTAATACGTTCTGTATTTGGTGACCTATTCTACAGAAGGGTTGACGTTAAAGATCGTAAGGTTAAAATGTACACTAACGAAGCTGGATTTGACGTATTCCAACAAGCTTTGAAAACAGACGCTCTAAACAGTGGTCTTACTTTCATGGCTGATTCTGGAAACCGTTACATGCAAGGTGAAGGACAACACATCACTTACAACTTTGCTTTTGATAGCATGGTTACACGTGAGACTGGTCGTGTTGAACTTATCCACTTGAAAGAACTAGATCTTCCACAATCTAATCTTGAATTTGGTCAGAATAAAAAATCTACTCCTGTTTTCATGGTATTTGATGTATCTCCAATGAGCGATGGTTCAATGGTTAACAACATCAGAGAAGTGAGAATGAAGGGTGCTCCTTCAATGACTTGGGGATATATCGATGGAACTCGTCACCACTTGGGCTTTGCTAAGTCTCAAGGTATGAGCTCTGCTAACAAATTCCCTGGTTATGAGATCTGGATGAAAGATCGTTGCGATGTCTTCATCGAGGATTTGTCTCGTACAGTTCTGATCGAGGAAATACCTCAGTACTAATACCTCCTAGGAATAGTATTCCTAGACAAGCCTATCGAGAAGAGCCCTCCTACCCCTCCCACCTTTGGAGGGCTCTACTCAAACCACAGAGTGATGGATTGGGAAATTCCCAACTGCATACCCTTCGATGGGAACACTCTGCAACTTAAAACCAAGTTAAAACAACTACATATGGGCAAAATTGGAAAAATCTCTACATTAAAGAAAGAGTATAATAACGCACAACTTCAAACAATGCAAGGTGGTCTTTCACAAAAAGGACTAACAAGAATTCCTGGAACAGGCGTATTTAAGTATCCTTACAAGGAACTTGATGGTCAATATAGAACAGGTCTTGATGCTAACGCTTCTTACATTCGTAGAATTGCAGATCCTACAGAAAGAGAACTAGAAATAGAACGTGTAACAACTCTTAGAGCTAAGCTTGAGCTTGCTTTGAATGTTGATCTTGGTCCTCGCTCTCCATTCTGGAACAGTGGATTAACAACATCACAGTATGATACAATGCACGTACAGCCTGTAAAATTGGTTGATGGTGATAACTATTTTGATCTTGATAACTCTATGCAAGAAATAGCTTTCTCATGGTTACGTGTTCATCCAACAATTGCAAGCTCTTATCAAGCTTGGGAACGTGGTGAATATCCTGCTGATATACAGTTTTATGTTGTAGATGATGAGATTGAAAATGCTATTCTCTTCAAGAAGAAACAAGTTATCAATAAAGCTATTAGCAAGTTTGATGGTATGACTCCTGATAAGAAGAGAAAAGTGGCAAGACTTTTAGGATTGCCTGTTACAGATAACACTAAAGAAGAAGTGGTTTACAACCTTGTTGATAATGTCATTAAAGAGACAGAATTCAAAACAGGTAAATTCCAAGGACTTTCTACAGTGGAAGTGTTTAATCGCTTTGCTGATATGAAAGAAAATTTGCTCCATATTAAAGATCTTGTTAAACAAGCAATTGCACATTCTATATATAGAGTTAAACCTAATGGAAGAGTGTTTGAAGGTGAGTATGAAATTGCAGTGGATGACGAAGCTTTGGTTAAATTCCTAGCTGACGAAGATAACCAAGATGAACTACTCACGCTAGAACAAAAATTGAAAAGTAAAAAATTAGCGTCTGTATGATACCAGTAGATAGTTTATTATATAAAATAGATCAGAAACTAAATAAACTATCTACTAATGAACATCAGCAGATTCCACTTGAAGATAAGATTTTAGCTTTAAATGAAGCTCAAATAAAGCTGATAAAACAAAAGATTGATGGATTTAGTGTAGCAAATGGGTATGGTCAAGATGCTTTTAAAAAGCGTTATGAAGACCTACAAAGTTTGGTTGTTTCTTATAACAATCAACCTCTTGTTCTTTCGTTAATGAACGCAGAATTAAATCAATGGAAAGCCAATCTTCATACATTAGAACCTAAATACATGTTTTACGTAGATAGCTACGTAATAGCTGACAAAGGAAGATGTAAGGATAGAAAGGTTTGGATAAATAGAGATCTTGCAAAACATGGAGACTTATCTCTCTTGTTAAACAACACTCACTACAAACCATCTTTTGAATACCAAGAAACATTCAACTTTATATCATCTGATGAAATATCAATATTCACAGATGGTACATTTACACCTAAGACAATTAACATAATGTATTTTAGATACCCTGTTTATATAAATAAAGAGGGATATATAATGCTAGATGGTTTACCATCATATGATCAAAATTGCGAACTTGAAACCTATCTCGAAGATGAACTTCTAGATCTGACAGTTCAAAACCTCGCAATGTACACAGAAAATATGTCTGCAGTCCAAACTGCCCAGTATAGGATACAGACAAATGAATAAGTTTTTTTATAATTTAAAATAAAACAAAATGGCAGATTTTTCTCTAACTACGCTCTTCGTGGTTCCTGTTGGCTCTACAATAGCCAATAGTGGTTCTACGCAAGACTTGACAGCTGGTGAAGTTGGTTTCTTTGATTCTAACTACGAAGCTACTCTAACCCCTTCTACAAAAGTAGCAGGTGGTGATTCTCCTTATTTCTATGTTGCTCAAGGTAGGGTTAACACCTATCTTCAAGGATCTAAGCGTTCTGACAAGATCGCAGGTTGTGCAGCTGGTGCAAATTGTAAATCTAATATCACTGAGTGGTATAAAGTTTATGGTTGTCCTGCCCCACTAAATCAGATAACTGAAGTTTCTGATTGGAATGTAACTTGTGGTGATGTTATTACTATCACTCTTCGTGCACATTCTAGCTACATTGACACATTGTATTTCAATGGTTTCACTCGTAGCATCACTGTTAACGCACCATGTTGTGATTGTGGTGGTGATCCATGTACGCAAGTTGATTACGAAGCTTTGGTTGACCAAATCATTGCTAAGTTTGAACAACAAGCTCCTGGTATCAACCCTGACAACATTAGCTTTAACACTTTCTACACATTTGATCAACCTTCTCCTGGTGTTCTTGAAATTACAGGAAAAGCTTTGACTGCTTATGGACAACCATGTGACGTTGCTGCATTCCCTTGGGAATATGACAGAATGTACTTCAGAACTTTCGTTTACAGTGGACCTGCAACTACAGCTGACTTCATTGTTGCTGATGCTTGTAACATTGTAGCTGAAGCTGTTGTTGTTCAAACTTCATCTTATCCTTCTGGAACTTCTGCTGAGATTCAACAACTTGAGAAAAACTTCTACAGCTACCAAGCTGGTTACTTGAAGCATCTTTACAGAATGGCTGGTTATAACGAAAACTTTGAGTCTTGGGTTTCTGTAGGCACTACCTACGATACTTATTACATCAAGTTTAACGAGTATGACAAATCAGCTTATCAGTGGGGTGACTACATATATGAAGATTCAACAGTAATTATTGCTGTTCCTCAAGGGTCATTATCTAATGTTGTAAATGGTGCTCTTGCTGACGCATTAGGTGCTGCAGATAATCAGAGTGTTTGTACTACATCTACAACTTCCAGTACTACTACCACTGCTCCTTAATAAAAGCAAAATCATATAACCTGTGCCTGAGGGTGAGAGAGGATAAATTCTCAAGTCCTCAGGCACAATTATTTTAACAACATGGCAACTGTATTAGACATAATAGTTATTGATACTCACAATGTTCAAACTCTTGGTGTAGCTGATAATTCTACATATGACACACCTCCATCAGGTGCTACACTATCAGTGACTGTTCCTGGATTTGATCCAGTTCTTGTTCCTTTTACACCAGATGATTTTAATGTATATAATTCAATCAGCTTAGGACTTAGTCCTGTAGGATTTCCTTTACAACCTCTTCCAGATGGTGTGTATTACTTAACATACACGATAGATCCTCCTGAAACTTATTATGTTAATAAGACAATAATGAGAGTGGATTTGATACAAGAGAAATTTGATGAAGCATTTATGAAACTTGACATGATGCAATGTGATCTTTCTATCAGACAACAACAGAAGGTAGAACTAAATAGCATCTATTATTTTATTCAAGGATCCATAGCTGCTGCTAACAACTGTGCTATAGACACAGCAAACAAACTTTACATACAAGCAGATAGAATGCTTAATAACTTTATAAGGAGTGGCTGTGGTTGCTCTGGTAATAATTACATTAACAATTTTATATAATATGGCAGTTTGTTCAAATTGTAAAGCTAATGTAGGATGTGGTTGTCAATTGACAAATGGACTTTGTTATTCTTGTGATGGTCAAAAAAAGAAAGAAGCAAAGAAGGTAACTATAGAAGATAATATTAAAAATAATAAAGATGCTATCCCCAAGGCTCGTTAATTGCTTAGACTGCACAACACCAAAAGCATTGATTGCTGATATTGATTGTAAATTAACAGACTTGTCAAACAATCAATATAACAATATTGTATATATGCTTAATCTACCCTTCCCCAACCTAGTGATTGGGGATCTTTTGAATTACAAAAGAATTTTGGTAAATAAGCTATGTAACCCAGATTATGCTGCTTGCTTCTCAGTGCAGCAAATAGCTAGTAGAGTAAAACTTTTAATTCATAAATAAATTATAAAATGGCTTGTAATAATTGTTATAATGGTTGTGTTGAAACCACCTCTGATAGGTGTGTAAGATATACAGGACTACCTAGTGAAGCACTAGGAATAGAAACTAACGACAGTCTTTATGTTGTTGAGGAAGCATTAATTAATGCTGTAGTGTCTTTTCTTGATGGAACAGGAATAGACATCACTATTGACCCAGAAGCATATTGTGAACTTGTTACGCAATATCTACCTACATGTAAACCTATATGTAGTCCACCAACAGCTGTAGAGCTTTTTGAGGCTCTTGTTAAAGCTGCTTGTGATCTTCAAGGACAAGTTGATGTTATTGTTGCTGACCTTGCTGAGCTTAATGGTGATTACACTATAGATTGTCTAGATGGTGTTACAAGCTCTTCAAGCACACATGAAATTCTTCAAGCTACAATTAATAAACTTTGCGAACTAGGTGTAGATTTAGCAGCTCTTGCTCTTGATGTAGATACAAACTATGTTAAGCTTGCTGATCTAAATACACTAATTCAAGCTTATTTAGATAGTATAGGAGGCTCAACAAGTTTCTATACCAAGATGGTTCCATACACAGTTTTAGAATATTATGGTGATTTAAATAACTATCCTACAGTTGCTGATGGATTTGGTGGTACAGGAATAGGATATGGAGCATGGGAAAAGGTTTATTTATGTAATGGTCAAAATGGTACCCCTGATAAAAGAGGTAGAGTGCCTATAGGTGTTACAAATGGTATGGGTGGTGGAGCATATGATCCTGAAGTGGATCCTGCTACTCCTGGTAATCCAACATATACAATAAATGGTACAAATGGAAATAACACTATAACTCTTACATCTGCAGAATTACCTAGTCACACACATCCAGCTACAGCATCAATAACTGATCCTGGACATGAGCATGATATATTGGGAATTACAGGAGGTGACACTAGTGATAATAATAACACTGTAAGATTTGCAGGTGGTGATAAAAATCAAGGAGAAACTACTTTTTATTTTACAAATACTCAAGCATGTCAAAGTGCTACAACAGGAATTAGTGCTGCTATTACAGTGAGTGCTAATACTGGTGGTGGTGGATCACATAGTAACATTCAACCAGTCCTTGCTTGTTATTACATTATGTACATTCCTTAATAAATTAAATTAACATATAATGGCTTGTGTTCCTGGTATGCCCTGTTATTCTATAACCAATGTTGTGTTTCCAAAGAAATGTAACAATGGTTGGCTTGATGGTCTTGGGTTAAATACTGATCTCATTTTGTATAATGGACCTAACCTTCCATGTACAGGTATTAACTTTCAAGACACTCTCACTTGCGTTATTGATAAAATCAATGACCTATTATGTCCAGAAGCCCTTACTAGTGCTGTACTTTCTATTATTCAAACTAATGAACAATACAACACACAGTTCTGTGAATTGGTACAAGCATGTCTAACTACCACTACATCCACATCCACTAGTACATCTACAACAACTTCTACAACAACAGCTGCACCTACTACCACTACAACAAGTAGTACCACTAGTACACCTACTACCACAACAACTAGTAGTACCACTAGACCTACTACTACCACTACTACAAGTAGTACCACTAGACCTACTACTACCACAACGACTAGTAGTACCACTAGACCTACCACTACCACAACGACTAGTAGTACCACTAGACCTACCACTACCACTACAACATCCACAACAACTGCTGTACCAACTACAACCACTACAACCACAGCTCTTCCTTATGATGTATTACTTAATTTCTATGGAGAGTCTAGTCCTCCAGGATTCACAGGTAAGTTTATTGTAAGTGGGGAAGTTTTACATGGAACAACTGATGTTGACTTAAACTTTGATTTGAGTGTATTTAGGTATGATACAACAAATTGTAGTGGAGCACATCCTGTTGATGCAGGCTGGACACTATTTATACCAACTGGTAGTATAACAGGAACTATAGTTCATGATGATCAATTGATTGCTATAGGCACAACACAAAGTAGTAAGATTATTACATTAGATAGTTTAGCCCCATATGCTAATAGTATTACATCAGATCCTCAAGATATCACTATAGGAAGTACAGTTTATAGAATAACAGGATATGGATTCTGTAACTTACTATAACTAGATTAAAAACCCTGTTTTGTTGGTTTTACAGGGTATCCCCTGCCCTTTCTAGGGTGGGGGTTTTTAATTATACAAGTTAACCTATATAATTAAATAGATTAAAATAATTTGGGAGTTATCAAATTAATTCATACCTTTACGTCAATTTAACTAAATTATTTCATAAATGGCTGAGAATCAACATTTACTAAATCAGCTCCAGCAGCTGCTTAGTTGGAAAAAAAGTAAAAAGTTTTACGCAGAGAAACTAGGAATTACAGAAGCTGAAGTGAGTGACTTGCTAAAAGAGATTAAAGGCAGTCAAGACCCAATTAGAAATGAAGCTGAAGCATCAAGTTACATTGATGCTCTTGAAGATGCAGTGGTTAAATATGAAGAAGACCTTGCTAGGGGCACAGGAGAAATCATCTTCAATTCTGCAGAAGAGATTAGATCTCTAGATGAATTGATAGCTAAATGTAAAATTGATACAGAGAAGTGGGAAATAACTAAATATGTCCAGAACTATTGGGGAAGTGGTAAAACCCCTCATTGGCAGGTTAAAGCTTGGATGTCTAAAAAGACCACTGAGCAAGTCTTTCAAGACTCATTTGTTGAGTTTCTAAAAGACTACTTACCAACATCAACTTATGTTAATGGTCCTAAGTATTCTGGTAAAGCTGTTGGTTGTCTAGTTATAAATAAACAAGACTCCCATTTAAACAAGCTTGATATAGATGGTAATAATAATATCACTGAAAGATTTGATAATATTGTAGCTAAAGTGAATGTTATCGTTGATCAAGCAAACCTATCTAACTATATAGACGAGGTTTACTACATCATTGGGTCAGATGAGTTCAATAGTGAATTTACAGGAACTACAACTAAAGGAACTCCACAACAAAACATTCTTACCTATCATGACTCTTTTGAAAAAATATGTGAGCATGAGATTGAGATGATATCTTTATTACTAGAGAAAACAAACAATGTGAATGTTATTTATGTAGCAGGTAATCACGATGAGTTTGTAGGATGGCATATGATCACTTGGTTAGATGCATATTTTAATAACAACGAAAGGGTGAGATTTGATTGCTCTCCTAAATATAGAAAGTATATAAGTTTTGGTGAGACAGCAATGATGTTCAATCATGGAGATGCTATAAAGCCTGCAAAGCTTGCTAATATATTTCCAATTGAATATAAAGACAAATGGTCAGCTCATGAGAACTTCTACATATTTACAGGTGATAAACATCATGAGGTGAGTCTTGACTTTGGTGGTATTAAGTTTTATCAAATACCAGCCTTCTCTAATGCCAAGAGTTCTTGGGATGAAAAGAATGGTTATACATGTGTTAAAGCTGAAGTTACAGGATTCCTTATAGATTTTGAAAAAGGAATGACAAACATATTCAAACAGTATTTATAATGTCAACATTAAGAAAATTAGTTTCAGATATACGTGGTATGCAGAAATTGCTATCCACTGACTCTCTCATTACTGACAGGGTGATTGCTTCTGAGATTAGAAACGATGCTTTACTTCTTATAAAAAGAGAAACTAACCTCAGAAAACTCTGGGCAACAGACACTCTTTTTACAACACTCCCATGCCTTGAAATGATCGAGGTGCCTATTTCAGACTGTTGTGATTACGTAGATCCTTGCACTATAGCTAGAAGTAGATTTAAACTTCCACGTATAGCTGAAGGAAACTACCAGTATATTATCCAGGGTGTTTATTCTATAAACGCAATGAGTGGTCAGGGAAAGAAACTTAAGGAGATTACAATCAATAGATATGTAAATCTTCTTAAACTTCCTATTATAAAGAATGAGTCTTATTATTGGATAATGGAAGGTTATCTATATATAAGCAATCCTCTCCTTAAAGCAATAAGAATATCTGCTTTATTTGAAGATGATGTTCCAAATGATCTTCTCTATCCTGAATGCTGTTGTGGTGAGAACATTGTAACTGAAGACTTTTGTATGAATCCTTTGGATAAGCCTTATGGTCTTCCTGGATATTTACAAACACAAGTGTTGGAACTTACAACTAAGAAATTAATGTCAACTTATTTTGCTACAAAAACTGATCTTACAGAAGATGGTCTTGATGGACAAGCACCAAATGTACCAAACAATAGATAATGAGGACAAAGATAGAATGGAGATCTGCAAGTAAAGACAACTACAAAAACTTCTGTAAGAAACATTCTGAAATCAAATTAACTTTTGACGAATGGAAGAATGTTATTTATAGTTTTAATGAGGCATTTAGAAACTACATTCTTGAGACAGGTGATAAAGAAAAGCTCCCATATGGTTTTGGTGAGTTCTCAATCAATAAGAAGAAGAGAAAGAAAATGAAAGGAATTGATGACAAAGAGTTTGTCAATCTTCCTGTAGACTGGGCTAGAACCAAAGAGAAAGGAAAGATAATATACAATTTCAACTACCACACAGAAGGATATTTTTTTGGATGGATTTGGTTTAAAGACACTGCAAGAATAAAAGGAACCAAATTCTGGTATTTCAAACCATCACGAGTGACATCAAGAATGCTAGCTCATTACATAAAAACTGATGAGAAATATCAACATATCTATAAAGAATGGAAAAAATAATATAAATGAGTTACTATTACAGATATAATTTCGT